ACAGGTTCCAGCCACTAGGTACTGAGCCGACAGAGCCAGACCACATCGTAATGACGCCAGACGGTATTGGCGTTACTGATGGTATTGTGCCCAAAATGCCATAAATATCGTCATAAGTAGCAATCGTTGAGCCAGTTGAGTCTTTAAGCACAAATTTGTAGCTATAGCCCTGCGTCAACCAAATCTCATTTGGCGTGCGGCCATCAGTGCCCAACACGATTGGATTAGAGTTTGCAACCGTGCCGTTTACTGTAGTGTAGCTAGTTAGCGCAGTGCTTGAGCCGGCTTGATACGTGTAGAGCAATCCACCAGCAAGCGGTTGACCCGTGCTAGAAAGAAAGCTGATGCCGTTACCGATGGGTGATAGGTTGACTGACATAATTAGCCTTTATTTTTTGCCGTAATCAATAAATTGTTGAATTTTGTTTAATTTCTTTTTTGTTTGGTGTCTGCCGTATAACTGTTTTGCAACCATTGCTACAGGCACAGGCACACCAGTTAAAGCAGTTTGTGCGCCCATTTCAGCCATTGCAGCAAGAATTGTAGATGCGGTACCAGAAGGATTGGTTGTACCCTGTGGCACGGTTTGTATGTCTTTAGTTACATCGTTTAATGTACGGTAATGTTCTGCGCCTTCTTTACCAAACAACAATTCTAATTTTCCACTTTTGTCTAAATTCTTTATTTGAGAATCAAGACCTTTTGTTGATACATACGGTTTGCCGTTAATGTCTAAAGTTACGCCTTTTGTTGCTTCGTCTTTAATTTTGTTTGCAACATAACCACGCAATTCGTTGATAATTGCTTGACCTTCAGGACCGGTTTTTTCTAAAGTAGCAAAAAGTTCGCGCACGTCAGAAGTAGGGCCACGCAGCAATGATTTTTCTACCAAATCTTCAATTGCAACGCTGCGTTGTTTGGTTCCGGGTTTCATTGACGTAAGATTACGAATGACTGGAGTATTTTCAAATTCAGTCATGTAATCTTCGTTAAGTTTACGTGCCACTTTGTAAAGCTCGCCGCCTTTGTTTTCTGTTAAACGATCAATAACTTTTTTTGCTTCTTTACCAAAATGTGCATTTGATTTGCTATCTTCAGATAACACGTTAATCAGTTTTCGCATTTCTTCAAGATCGTTTAAAGGTATTTCTGTGTTTTTGCCAGCGAGTCGTTTAATTTCTGATCTAATGCTTGACAAAATAGGTGCGTTTTTTTCTGCTGATGCGTTTTTAGTAACAAAATCATTTAACGCTTTAATGTTAATTGGCTCTGACATTTCGCCAGCTGCACGCGCTGCATCATAAGCAGGTTCAATTTGTGCTTTACGCGCTTTTTTGTAGGGTTCAAATACTTTTAAAACTTGTTGTCCCAATTCAGCTGGCGGCAACCCGATCATTTGTGCGCCAGTTTGCTCAGACAAAAAGTCTAAATTTTGTTGAATTTTTGCATTGTCTAATGCATATTTTTCTTGCAACGCTTGACCCAAAACTGGGTCTTTAGCAGTTTCGCGCGCAAAACGAACGTCTGCTGGCGCTCGAGTGGCTTGATCTTTAGATAAATCAATTGGCACAGGTAACGAACGCGCTCTAGAAATTCGTAAATCTTCTTGCGGCACAGCAGCAGCACCTGCGCTAACACGACCAGCAGCGGGTTCAACAACAGCAGATGGCGCAGCAGCAGCTGGCGCAGCAACAGTCGGAGCAGCAGCTGGAGTAGGTTGCGCAGCAGCAGCTGCTTGACGCGCTTCAAGTTGTCTACGCAACACTGCTGGCACTTCTGTTGATGCTAGATTTGGTTGTGTTGGCAACACTCGAGGCGGTTCAACACTAACAGCAGGTGCTGTAGCTTTGCGCGCTATGTTTGCAGCTTGAGTTCCTGCGCCCACTTGCGCAGCTTGTAACGCCATAAATTCTGGCGTCAAAACTGGCGGCAATTTTGTTTCTTCAAAAAATTTTGCTAATTCATTGACGTATTCTTGCCCGCGTGTGGTTTTTGGCTGATAGCCAATTGTGGACAAAATTTTCTTTGTTGTTGCCTCTACTTCTGCTGGCGTTTGTTTTGTAAACGGCGATAACAAAGCAGCACCAACGCCGCCATAAGCAGCGCCTACAGTAGCTGGCCCACCGGTTGCCAACGCTGTTGCTGCTTCACCTGCGCCAACAATTTTTTCGCCAGCTTCTTTTGCAAGTTCGTAGTAATGTTGTAATCCGGGTTGAATGACGCGTTTAGCAATCCCACCAATAAAAGATTCGCCTTCATCAGCGCGAGCCTTTAAAGACGGTTCACGCGGCAATCGTGGCAAACGCGTTTCACCCGTTGGAGTTGTCATAGGCGCACCAGCAATCAACGCTTCAATCGGGTCTGTGGCAGAAACAGATGGCGCGCCAGTAGATTTTGCAATGTCCTGCTGCAAAATGCCAATGTCTCGTTGAATTGACGCAACGTCTGCTGTTCTGTTGTTTTTGCGTGCGTCAGTCAATGCCTTTTCTAAATCAGACATTTCTGATTGCAAGATTTTTGCACGACGCGACATTGCATCAGAATATTGCTCTGGCGTTTCGCGCGGAAAACTTGCGGGCGAAACAGCACGCGGCGCAGGTTGTTGCCCTAAGATTAAAGCCTCAATTGGATCAGGCATTACAGACTTCCCGTAGAAGTGAGCTTTTTAATGTTTTGATATTTTTCCAAATATTGCTTACGTTTTTCTGCGTCTTTACCTAATAATTTGTCTACTTCGCGCTTTAATACTGCTGGATCTTTTTCTTCTTTATACAAATTAATTATTTCAAAAACGCGGGAATCTGCGTTTGATTGCCATGCTTGTTGAAATGCGCGCATGTTGTTATCGCCAAAACGCTGCGAAAACTTTTGCGCTCCAGTTGCACGCATATCAAGATCAGTTAAATCTGCTTGTGTACGACGTGCGATACCCAACAAAACATTTGGCGGATATGTTTCGTCACCATTTGCTATACGCGCAAGTTGTTGACCAGCAACCGTGTCCATAGAACCACCGGATGATCTAATTTGCGCAATTTGAGCGTTTGCAAGGTCTTTGCTTAATTTTTTGTATTCGTCACTACCTGCTATTTCTGAGATTTTTCTAACACCAGCACCCGCAATACCAGATGTAGGTAAAGAACTTTCTAACAATTTTTTAGATTGCGAAATAACTTCTTCAACGTTTCTGCGCGCTGTTGTAAGTTCTGATTGCGTATTAACTAAGCTGTTTCTGTACGTTTGACCAGCAGTCAAATCAGCAGTTTCTGACGGACTAGGCGCATAAGGCACATTTGCACGACGCACAGGATAAGGCAGCTGCATCGTGGTTGCCGGCGCTTGTTCGCCAGGACGTCGACCCATTGCTTCGCCAGTAACACTAGGCTGCACTGGTTGACGCGTTGTCACAGGCGGCGGTGCGGCTGTGATTTCGCCTTGTAAACCAGACGGCATGCCAATTGTGCCTGTTGGACTTGCGCCGGGAGTAAACGTTGCTGGCATGCCGCTGACCGCGCCTAAAGTTGGCGTTAATTGAGTTGTCTGTGTCGCAGTTCCAGCCATGCCCATACGCGTATTGCGCATCAATTCTTCAAAGCCAGCAACATTACCTTTTGCAAGCAATTCGCGTGCTTGAGACATAAAGCCATCTTTTTTAACTGGTATGCCATACATTTCTGACGAAATGCGTTGCACAGCATCCAAATCTTGCATAATGCCTTTTGCGTCTTTTCTTAAAACTGCTGGCGATTTTTCTAAGCCAGTCATCAGTTGCATCATAACGCCTTGCTGATCTGCGTTTAATTTAAACGCTGCGCTTTGTGCTTGCGTTTCTGCTGTTTTTGCTGATGATGTTGCTTGTGAAACTTGCGGCTCTAAAGTTCTTTCAGCTAACGATGTTGCTGTTTGCTGCGAACGCAAAAGCAACGGATTCATTTGCTGCGCTTGTTGCAGCTGTAATTTATAAGCCTCAAGCTGCAACGGATTCATTTGTTGCGCTTGTTGTAAGCTCTGAATACCCGACGCAAGATTTACCATGTCGGCAATATTCGTTTGCACCGGCTTAATGCCGAGCGCAATATCTGGTCGTAGTCCGCTGTAGTCAGCCATTGTTATTCACCAATTATGTTGCGTAGTTGTACGGATCGTATGAGCTTCCTGCGCTCGGAACACCGGGATTAGCTAACGCTTGAAAAGGCACAGCACTAGGTTGATTACCGCGTAACAACGACGCAAGCATCACGTTGTTGCCGATGTTGCCGTACATTCCTGCTTTTGCGTTTGCAGCGCCGATTGTGCCAGCTGCTTCTGATGCAGCTGCGCCCGTGCCTAAACCTGTTGCAGCGTTAATGTAGTTTTGACCTAGTTGATTTGTTTGACCTTGCGCATTTTGACCCAAACCTGCAATGCCAGCCAATGTGTTGTAAATGTTTGTGCGTTGTCTTTGAAAACGGTCAAACGCATTGCTGTATTCATTGCTTGCACTAGTTTGAGTATAATCCTGCAAGCCGCGCAACGTATTGCCACTAAGCAAACCGCCGCTAGCGTTAGCTAATGCATTTGTCGCGCCTTGACCTTGACTAAGACGAAACGCATATCCCGGATCAAGATTGGCCGCAAAATCAGCTGGCGTAAATTGACGCGTTAAATAATCTGTGCCAGTTGCTGTGCCGATCGGGTTGCCATTTTCGTCGTATTGCGTGTACGCGCCCGGCAACAACGAACGAATCGTGTTTAGCGAGCTGTAACCCGCGCCACGACCAGCAGCTTGTTGCTTGTTCAGCGTGTCAAACATTGCTTTCTGCTGATCTGCTGCATAGCGCGCAGCGTCAGCCTGTGTGCGCGCTGCTTCGCGTGCGGCATCAGCTTGTTCGCTGCCGCCAATAATGTTACCTACAATGCTTGCCGCAGCTGGTACGGCCCATGAAAATGGCATGATTAGTCCTCTTTTTTGCTTATTAGCACTTCGTCAAGTTTATCAACATCTGTTTCGCTCGTCGCGTGAATACAGAACCATTCGCAGTCTTCCAAAGCCACAATCGTGTGCATGCGATGTGCCGGCACTTCAATGCACGCTGGCGCAACAAACACCGTTTCTGCGTCATCAGATTTCATCAAAACTTTGCCTTTAGCCAAAATGCTAAAGTGACTGTATTCGTGTGCGTGTTGCCCCGCAGCATAACCTTTAGGAATGCGCATTTGACGTGCATATAGACCGTCTGAAAAGTGATGCCGCACATCGGGGTCAACAGCAAACGTGCCGTGCAGCATTTTAAAAATGTCAGCTTGATTCAAAAAGTCACCTGATTGACGGTTAATATGACAGAAGCCGTACTAGGAATTACAGGGCTAGTTTGCGCGGCATAAAATTTAATTGATGTTGTTGTGGCAGACGTTGACCAATAAAGCTGCACATAATCGCCAGAATTTACGCTTATAAAATAATTCCAGCCGCTGATTGAGTGTCCGTTAACGCTGCCGTGCTTGTTTGGCACTGAAATTAAACCTGCGCTGCCAGTTACGTCTGTGCCGTTTTTGCGAATCCAAATATAAACATCGTCAAGCTGATTATTTGTGTTCTCTAGCTGAATACTAAATTGAAAGTTGTAAATACCCGGATTTGCAAACAATATTTGCGATGTTGTTGTACCGATTGACACGCCGTTTGATAAATCAGTCGTGTTAAACGTAATTGCAGTCGGCGTGTTAATTGCTGACGCTGTTTGCGTAGTTGTATCTTGGAAAGCGCCGTAATACAACACGCGACCCAAACCCAACAAATACAACAACCATTCGCGCGAAATCGTATTAGCCAAACCGTTTAAAAACGGTGATCGCGGTATGTTGACGTCGTTGATGTTAGTTGTGGCCATTAGTTTTCGCCAGCACTTGCTTTAAGATTGGCAGAAACAATCACAGCCCACACAGGATCAGTCACAACGACTTCAAACAAACGATCTCGAGCAGTGCCTAAGCGACGCCAAATCGCTCGATTGCGATAACGACCAATTTTGCCAATAGAAACCCAGTATTCTTTTGACCATGTGCTGCCGCCATCGTTTGACCAACGCAGCATTGCTTGCGGATCAGCCGCAGGATCGTTTGCGTTGCCAACGCCCGGCTGAAATTGAATTTGCAATTCGTCAAAAAACTCACGCTGCAAATCAGACACTAAATGCGGGCATCGACGCAAACGACGTATGTTTTGACCGTTGTCTGTGTAATTAGATGGATCAAGCTCGTACAACACGCCATTTGCATAATCGCCAACCAACACTAAGCCTTGAAATGATGCAGAACAGTTGCCTCGATGCCGGCTGTACGTGTTTGTGTTGTCGCAGTAAAGCCATTTGTGCCACATTTGAGACGTTGCGTCGTATGCCCACGTAATGTTGATTGTGGGAAAACTAACAACATACACTTCGTGACCTTCTAGCTGATAAGTCCACGCTATAGCATCATCAATATATTTGTTAACTAGCGTTTGCTCTACAGCGTGTGTTGAAATGCGTTGTGGTCGATAACCGTTCATTTGCACAATGACGCCTTGACCGCGATTGTTGCGAGATACATACGCAAACGAATCGCCAAAACGCGCCATTGAAAATTGTGCTGCAATGCCGTGTTGTGTTGATGTTCCCGGTATGCGCTGAAACGGGAACGGATACGCTCCAACATCAACCCATACCTCAGACGATGCTTCGCCTAATAAATACACTTCGCGGTGATCAACAATCAATGAAACTAAATTGTCAGGACCGCCATCTTTAGAAGCAAACGCAAGCGAATTGCTAATTGGCGATAACAAATTGGAAGAACCCCATTGCTGCGTGCTAGGTCTGTTGTAGACAAAATAGTTGTCAACAATGTCAACAGTATTGCCGCCGGTAAACGCGCCGTCAGTGTCGGGTAATTGCGTAAAGTTCAAACCGTACATTGTTTGACCAGTACCAATTGTATGCGACGCGCTCAAAGTGTAAGTGCCTGTGCTACCAGTGCCTGTACCCAACGCAGTAATAATTGTGTTTGACGTAACACCTGCGCCTTGCACAGTTTGTCCAACGTACAGCGTGCCGCTTGCGACAGCTGAAACAGTCATTGTTGTGCCAGACACTGTTGCTGTGTAGCGTGCGCCAACAGTTGCAGAATTCATTGCTTGTGACGATACTGTCTGACTAACGTTGACTGTGTATGTGCCAACGCCGCCTGTACCTGTGCCCAAAGCAGTAATTACTGTTTCTGGCGTTACGTCTAAACCAAACAACGCTTGATTGGCAGCAATTGAACCGCTAGTAATTGCTGTTACAGTAAGCGTTGTGCCACTAATTGAGCCAGTAAAAATTGCAGATGATGGTGACGAAATGCGCCACGTATAACGATGCGCACCGTCTACGATGTAGACGTTGACGCCGTTGTCGCTGATGCCAACGCGCCCTGTAGTCGTGAGTAATTGCCCGACCATTTTAGGGATAAAGTCAGAAGTCATTACGTAAACGTAAGCACCAACAACTGCAACTAACTGCGCGCCGCCAGATACAGTGCGCAAACCGCGCACTTCTTGCGCGTTTTTAAACACTGTTTTCGGAGTCAAACCCGGCGTCGGATATAGCGACACAACGCCGCGTTCGCCGCCCTGCTTTAGCGGATCAATCTCAGGGCGCCAATTAATGCACTCCTGTCCTTCTTGATAAATAGAAGGCGCTTCGTAGCTCGGACCGACAAAGCCGAAATCAGCCATTACACAAACCCACCGTGCAGAATAAAGCTCGCATCTTTACGTTTGCCAGAAATCAACACGTCGTTGTACGTGGCCACTTGTGGCGGTCGCATATTCGTGCGTTTAACGGTTGCTTTTCCTTGCGCAGCAAATGCAGTAATCATTTGAATTTGCGTTTGCGACGCTTTACCGTACATCGGCATTAATCGTTCAGCCAAACACCAGCGCAGGGCCATCATGTAACCTTGTGGCAGGGCGAATGTGTCATAAAGCGTGTTGTAACGCGCAAAGACGGTATCGGCGAACAGGTGCATTTCGCCCTGCGCCGGGTTTGGCCATAGGTAAATCGTTCCCAATGTCTCAGCTGGCATGTAATACAACGCTTTTGGCCACGGACCGTTAAGGGATTTAAGACCGATTACCGCATACTGATCGACGTTTAAAACTGCTACTGGATAATCCAAACCGCCGCCGTAGATTGGCGCGCCGTTGCTTGTTGTAGTCACACGCACAAAAGCAGACGTGATCGCTAATGGGCGTTGGTAGTAAGCTGAAATTGTTGTGCTTGCAACAGTTTGCGATACGCTAACTGTGTATGTGCCGGCTTCGTTTACGTTGCCACCTGCGCCAGAAACAAAGCCAACGATTGTTGTGCCCGACGTGACGCCAGTGCCAGAAATCGTTTGACCAATAGCCAGCGCGCCTGATGCAATTGCCGTGACCGTTAGCGTTGTACCGCTAATTGAGCCTGTAAAGCTCGCGCCGACCTGCCCACCGGGTCCAATCGTGTATTGGATTTGATTCTGCGTAGTCGGGAAAATGATCTCACTTTTGTAGTAGATCATCATTGATTCGTTCGACCACTGATCGATCATGTCATTTAGCATGTCGAACGCGTCTTGCGCAGCTTCTGGCGTGGGCGTTTCGCCCGCCTCAAGCGCGCCAATATCTTTTAAAGCGCGGCTGATAATATCAATTGGCTGTGTCATTTATGCCCCAAATGCCTTGAAAATCTGTGGTTTCCACGGGGGGACAACAGTTCGTCTTGACTGTAAAGACGCCAGTTGATCTTCCAGATTAGATTTTATAATAGAAATCCCGTCGCGCACAGCTTCTTGTTCAATCCATTGCGCGACCATTTGCTCGGTGACCTCAAGAAATGGCACGTTCTCTTTTGGCTCATTAAACCACCAGTTGCCCTCAGTTTCTACTGTGCAATCATCTTCCTTTGCCGTGACGTGATATTTGGCGTGCGTAATTACGTCGTTTTCGGCTGAAATTTCTAATATTTTCCAATCAAAAGTGGCCATAAAAATCCTTATGTCAATGTCACCGTTTTATGGTTTTGGGTACTTAGCTTTTACAGCGAGACATGCGTCAATGTACGCTTGCACCTGCGCTTGGTCACCTTTGACTATGCCATCTAGGTAATCTGTAATAGGTGGGTATTCTGCGGATCGTTTCGCTTTGTACGCATTTGGGTCAACCCAATCAAGCAACTCTTGCTCTGTCGGTTTTACTATGTCTTCAGATAACCACGTAAGGCCATCATAGGTATCGCCATTTAATGTCCATTTTGCGGTTGGGTATAAAGCAAATAATGGTTTGGTTAAATCAATCACGCCGCAATCTCCATGACTGTTATGTAACTAACACCTCTATACATATCTGCCGCATCAGTATCAGAGCCAGTTCTGTTTATGTACGTTCCTACAGTAATACTGGAAACTTGCACACCATAAGTAATTGCTGATGTTGTTGCTGGAGAATCTAAATAAGTTAAACTTTGATGCAGCATCATCAGTAAATAACCCGCAGCAGAACCTCGATAAGCACTACCAGCAAACGAACCTCTTGAACGAGAACCTGCTGCATCTGCTAAAGATAACTGCGTCGTACTAGCACCAATGGTTCTTGTTAATTTAGCAGCACCGCCTTGAGCATTTTCAGCCGCAATACCCAGATTACAAACAACAAGTATTTTGTTAGATGAACTAGTTGGAGTAATTGATACAGTCAATCCCGTTACAGCGGTATCTGTAACTGTTGCGCTACTAACAAAAGTATCTGTTTTAACTGTTTGCAACACCTGCAATATAGACCCAGTAGGCAATCTAGCAGCAGCAATTGTTCCTGTAAGCTGAGATGCGGCAATACTTTTATTGGTTAATGTCTGCGTATCAGTCGTTCCAACAACAGTGCCCGCAGGGTTGCCAGTGCCACCCGCAGGGAAAGTAACGCCTGTGCTTCCGTCAATTGTTGTGGCCATTATTGTGCCTTGTAATTAGGGTCGTGCGGCCATTCCACAACAATTGCTGCTTGTAGCGCGGCAACACCCGCAGCCGCATTGATTGCAGTGATTGCATGCCCTGCGGCCGTGCGTACAGCGGCGCGATAAGCCAGCCAATCAGCGGGGGCAGGCGTGCCGGTTTCTGTGGCTTTAACAATCATCCAATCAGATGGCAGCAACAAACTATACGCAGTAGCGTTAATGCTTGTAACCCACTGTGTTTTTAATCCAGCTAAATCTTTTGGCGTATTTGTGTAAGTACGCACAGCGCCATTAAGTTCGCTGCTGACCCAGTAAAAACGGTCATCTTCTGGTGCGTTTGCGTCTGTCACTTCTTGCAAACCAAGCGCGGCTTTTTCTTCCGGCGTAGTCAGGTTCAGCCAATTCTGTGGATAAGCAGTGCCGTCAATTTCAAACGACTGCCCTTCGTTAAGGTATTGGTTAGATGCGGCACGATAAAACATAATTACCTCGCAAGAGCGTACTTAAATGGGTTTTCAGCAAAGGCGGCGTACACATAAGTGCCACCCGAAGCATTGATGTAAACAGGACTAGAGCGGATTTTAAAACCGTTAGACAAGAAATCTTCTGCCCTGTTTGTAACATTTGAATCTTCTGCATAGTTTCCATTTGCATACAAAGTCAATATCGCCACATTGTAGGTGCTTCTAGAAGAATCCATCATAATCCAGTCATCTGCTGAATCGGTGCGTTTAATCATAATAAATCTTGGTCTAAACCCAGTAAACACAAAAGGCCCATCTGTCGAACCGTTACCAGTGTACGAACCAAACGCGCTGTAGCCAGCAATAGCGGCGAAGCAATAGGCAACGATATTGTCGTTGTTTGTATATGCTGCCGTTGTCATCGAAAACACGGTGCTAGTTGGTGCTGCCGCAAAATATCCAGCCACCGCCCCGCCAGTGCTGTTTAAGATAAGCCGTTGCGTATAACCCAACGAAACGTGATACACATCCCAATTCACAGCCGCCGAACGGTCTTTCACAATAATAAAGCTAGGCGCAACACCCAAGCCGTGACCGATGGTGTTGGTAGCTGACGTAGAAAACGTCCATGTAACAACACTAAACCCAGCGGTTTGGTTAACGCTAACAGTGGATGTTCTGTTGCCATCCGTATTGGATGACGATGAGCCAGCACCGGCAAGCCATTGCCAACCGACATAAGTAGCCGTATTGGTGTTCATTTGAGCCAGCGCACCAACAGTAAAGCCCGTGCTACCAAACGCAGTTAAGCCTGTTGTCTCTGTTGTCTCTGCTGTTGTTGTGTTGCTCTCTAACTGTTTTTGCACACCACGAACAGAGTCATATAGCGCATGGTCTGTTGCACCACTTCTGCCTTTTACCCAAACAAAATCAGGTTGAAATGACGCAGAGCCAATTGTGTTAGCAATCGTCCGACTTGAGCCTGTACCCGTATACAACGTAGCCGCCATATACCCCGCACCATTCGCAATCGTCGGCGTTGTGATGTTTTGAGTACAAAGTGCTTGATAACCGGATGGCGCAGTGTAGCTAAAAGCGCGTTGCCCAAAATTCCAGTTTGATGTGCTATTAATGTGCCCGGTTGCAAAATAAAATTCACCCGCAGTTAATCCGGAATTTGCAGATGTATATTGTGTTGTTTGTAAAGTGTTATTTTTATAAAAAGAAATTGTCAAATTGGTTGCATCAAAAGCAATCCCAATTACGTCTCCAGTTGTATATGATGAAACCATTGCAAGTGTTAAACTGTTGTAATACAAACCACCGTCATTGTTATATGACCATGTGTTTGCTTGAAAGCCTAATCGAGATGTTGGCGCGTAACCTAGTTTTGCAATTCCAATCGTTCCGCCATAAGTATTAGACCCGACGGTCATTTCTGCATACCATTTGCCGCTAGTCATGGCAATTGTAGAAACTGTGGTGGCGTATGTGCCAACCTCTGTCATTGTTAAATTGCCGTTTGATAAAGTTACAGTACTGCCCAATGCAAGCGGATTTAATACAGCATAATTCCCACGCACCTCACCACCAGCTCCAGTGTCCGAACCATATGGTATTGGCGTATCAACCATTGAATCGTAGGTTGCGCCAGTAGTCACCGAGATGTTATTTGGTGTCCAGTTGTTGCCGTTGCCGCTTGAGTCCTTACCAATAGTCGTAGCAGTGTTGTTGCTGTTATCCGAGAAGTTCAGATAAAAGCCATTTGTGCCATACGTTCCGGTGTATTTAGTCGGCCCCCACACGCCAGTTGTCGTGCTGGTTGCGCCGAACGATGATGGCGTTAAAGCCTGACCGTCGATGAAGTTGATTTCGGTTAGGTAGCCGTCAAAATAAAAACCAGCGTTTGTATGAGCACCGATGCGATGTATATTCGCTGTGTTCATAAAAGTAGAATTTAAGTTTTGTGCTGGATATGTGGCTGTTGAAAACGAAGTGAGTTGCACCCCGTTAACATATATTTTAATTCTGTTTGTAGATGTTGCCTGTGTAGTGTCCACAGCAAGCACAATGTGATACCACGCGCTTGGATCACGGTATACAGACGAAGAAATAAGTGTTGATGTTGCACCTTGATCGGGCGTGAAATAAAGTGCGCCAGCTGTTGTATCAAAAAACAAGCCATCATCACCACCAGTAACTTGCCCTGCGGTAAAAAGGGCGTAATAAGTCCCCGCAGCAACAAGACCTCTTTTTACCCACCCAGACCAAGTATAAGTTTGCCTGTTACCGGAGGCGGCTGGTGTTCTTTGAAAGTAAGCCGAAGCAGACGAACGCAAGCGAACGCTGCGGCTAATCTGATAGCCGCCAGTATTGCTATCAAAAAACAGGTCTTTTGCTGCAAACATATTATTGGTATGCCTGTTGGAAAGCGCCGTACCAGTTTGTTCCGTCGCTAAAGAATGACAAAATGTCCCAACGTGATGCGGTTGTAGTCAGCGTAGGCGCGGTGTTGGCAGGCCACTTGACGCTCGTAAACGTGCCAGAAAAACCACCCGAGCCGGTGCTAACAATTAAGATAAATGATTTGCCAGCCACAGCAGTGGGCATCGTAAACGTACAGTTACCCGTCATTGTCACGGTCTGAAACGTGCCTGATGCAAGCGACAATGTTTTGGATGTGCTGCTGTTACCAATAGCAACCACGGCCTCGGTGTAAGCGCCAGACAAGTTTAAGCTCTGTGCGGTATCAATCGTTACGGCAGTTGTTGTGCCGTTAGACGCAAGAATTAACGATGAGGCAGATGCCACCTTACCGACAAACGTAGCGTTTTGGCTTGTATCAAGCGTTACCGCCGTTGTGCCGCCGCCGCCTGTGTCGTTTGTCTTTAAAACAAGCGTTCCATCCGTGTTGCCTGTAATGACAATTGGATTTGATGAACCTGTGCCCGCTGTAATAATACTCATAAGACTAGCCACCTTTGTCCAGAAGATACGGTTACGGCCACACCGCTATTAATTGTGATCGGCCCGACACTATGCGCGTTGAATCCGACGCCGATTGTGTAATTTGCGCTAACAGAAGTGCTGTTTACGATAATGCCGTTGCTTGCAACGATTTCTGGCGATTTAAATTCGCCCGTAGACGGATTGTAATTCAGCTTTGTCGAGCTGACATATTCTGTGCTAACAGTGCCGCTTGTTGTAGCCGCAAATAACGGATAACGCGTTGCGTTTGTCGTTGTATCGTCTGATAGCGTAATAGTTGTGCCGCCACCGCCAGCTGCCCACGTAAATGCAGAACCGTTCCACGTTAGCGTTGTGCTTGAAACAGTCGGCGCCGTAATGTAACTTGTTGCGCCAGCACCTGTTTGATATGGGATTTGATTGGCAGAACCGCCCGCGATGTTGGTTGCGGTTGTCGCACTTGTTGCAGACGTTGCTGTTGCTGCGTTGCCGCCAATTGATAAACCAGACGCTGTGCCCGTCAAATCAGTACCAGCACCGCTAAACGATGTGGCCGTAAACACGCCGGTTGACGGCACATATTGCAGCTTTGTTGAGCTAACGTATTCTGTAACTAAATTGCCCGTCGTTTGATTTGCAAATAACGGATAACGCGCTGTCGCGGTTGTCGTGTCATCTGTGACCGACGCATAACTGACTGGCGTTGCCCACGTTGGCGCGCTCAAGCCATTAGACTGCAAAAATTGGCCGGCTGTTCCAGCAGTGCTAAATGCGTATGCAGTGCCTGTGCCATACGCCACAGCGCCAGCTGTCGGTGTGGCTGTGCCATTTGTACCGCCATTGGCAATCGGCAACGTACCAGTAACGCCGGTGCTTAATGGTAAACCTGTCGCGTTTGTCAGCGTTGCAGATGTTGGCGTTCCTAAAATTGGGGTAACTAACGTCGGGCTAGTATTTAATACGACGCTGCCCGAGCCTGTTGAGCTTGTAACGCCAGTACCGCCAGAAGCGACGGGAAGCGTGCCTGTCGTGAGCGCAGACGTGCTGGTAGCATAGACTGCACCGCTCGACGTAAAAGACGTTAAACCCGTGCCACCGTTTGTTGTGGCTAGTGTTCCAGCCAAAGTAACAGCGCCACTAGTACCCGCGCTAGGAGTAAAGCCGGTTGTGCCGGCGCTAAAACTAGTAACAGCAGAGCTTGATAGGTTTGACCACGACGGTGCGCCGGCTGAAACCGTTAGCACTTGACCCGTCGTGCCAATTCCTAAAAATGTTGTGTTGTCAGTCGAGCTTTGATACGGCAACGATCCCGCAGTGCCGCCGGCAATGTTTGTCGCTTTGCCAGCAGTCGTTGCTGTGGTCGCGGTTGTTGCGGTTGCAGCATTTCCACCAATGTTTAAAACGGTTGCAGTGCCAGTTAAACCCGTACCCGGTCCCGTAAACTGCGTCGTCGCAGTAACTGTTGTGCCTTTTACGGTCGTTGCGCTTGTTGAACCAATTGTTGTGCCATCAATTGCGCCGCCAGTAATTGCGACGTTATTTGCATCTTGCGTTGACATTGTGCCCAAACCGGACACTTGAGTATTAGCAATTGCAATTGACGTGTCAGCAAGCGCAGTCAATTGACCTTGCGCATTAACTGTTGCGGTTAGCGTTTTTGACGCAGAACCGACTGATGCAGCAGTGACGCCTGTGTTTGTGATGCTAAATTGATAGCCAGTAAGCGTTAAACCTGTGCCCGCCGTGTAAACAGCAGTGTTTGCAAATTGCACAAATGTAACCGCAGTAACGCCCAAAGTGCCGCCGGGTTGCGTAGTTGAAACCCACGCGCTGCCGCCTTGCGTTGAGCCTTTTAGCAAAAATAAATACGCAGCAAGCAATTCATCCCACGTGTTTGCGTCGCTTGAGCGCGACCACGCGCCAGTAGCAGCGACATAAATCCCGTTTTCTGACGCTGTTGCTTGATTTTTGACTAATACACGATCACCAGCTGCGACCGTAATGCCATCAATTGTTAGCAAGCCAGACAAACTAGCAATATTGACAGTTGTGCCGACTAAAGCGGGTTGTTTAAAGCTCAAACCCTGCGCAATAGCATCAACGTAAGCCTGATTGACAATTGAAGTCGGACCGCTAGGAGCAGATGAAATCGTGCCCGTCGTAGTGCTAATGTTTGTAAAATTGCCCGTTGACGGCGTGGTTGCGCCAATCGTTGAGCTATCAATTGTGCTGTCTGTAATGTGCAATCCGCTTTGTAGCGGATTTACTGGTGCAAAAAACGGCGTTCCCGCAGGACCGATTAAGGTAACGGGCGTGTGATCTTCATTAAAAATACCCTGAACCGGTACGATATTAATCGTACTGGTTTTCGCCGTATCATTCGACATTATGCAGCCTTAGTCAGCTTGTGCAGCAGTAATGTAAAGCGTGTTTGTGCCCGATGAAATGCCTTTGATGTAAAACGGCGCTTTTGGCGCAGCAATAAGCACAGGATAATTCATCGAAGCTGGTAAAACGTAAGACGTGCTGCCAGTGCCCGTAGTTGGCACAGCTGGCGTTGCCACAGTGCTTGAATTTGAAAACGTCACAGCCGCAACGCCGGTTCCGGTGTTCAAAAGCTGCACGTAGTTTGTTTGATCGTTTGTATTTGCTTCAATTAAAAGCGCAGAGCTTGCAGATGTAGTCAGATCAAGCGCGTAGGTTTTGCCGCTGACCCGAATGACCGATGTATTAACCATTTATTTATCCTTCGCGGGTAAACAGAAAACCGACCCGCCTTGCGGCGAGCCGGTTTTTTACTGCACGGGATTAAAACTCTGAAAAGTCGTAGCCGTAAACGAAAATGTCAACGGTTCCGCCAGATACGGCAGTGCCCACTTTGACATACAACGTTTGAGCAGACAAATTCACGTTTTTGGTAGCAGACACAACGGTTGCGTTCGTCACGTAAGTAGCGCTAGTGTTGCTAGTCAGCGTTGCGTTCGTCACGATTTCAGTGCCAGTACCGTTCACGCCGGTCCAAATTGCAAGCGCGCCGCTGCTAACGTCTTTGTTAGCGTTGGTGATCGCCACGTTTTGCACGCAGTATGAGCTGGTATTGTTGATCTGCAAAGTCACAATCGAATCGCCCGTTGCCGAAATTGGCACTGCGCTCGCGCTGGCCAACAGACGGATCGCCTGATTGGTAGCAAGATTGCTCGGGTGAATTGTTTGTGTTGATGCTGGTCCGGGATTAGACATTTTGTCGGTTCCTTTCTAGGTTATGGGCGATTAAGCCGCGACGCGGCAAGCAAGTTCAGGGTACAGCGGCGCCCAACCGTACAGAACGTCCAAACGCGTTGGGATGCTGTCGTTGTTGATCGTGTATTGACGAACAACGCGGATCGACATGCCCAATTCTTTGTCGCTTGCGCGACCGGCGAAATGCACACCTTCTGGCAGCTCAAGATCAGCCATCGCAACAGTAAACGCATTGCGGTGCATGATAATGTTCTGCGGCGAAACGGTGCCGGTTTGGTTGAACGGGGTCACAGCAGCAGTGGCCGAAGTCGACGAAATCGTCACGTTCTGGAATTGACCGGCAGTGATAACAGCAGGTGAAACGATCACTGAGGTCGTGCTAGAAGTCGCAACAGTCACGTCAGCTTGCACAACAAAGTTGCGCAATTTGTTCGAGCCATACGCTTGACGGTTCTGTGGGTTGACAGCAAACACGTTGGCGATCTGGATCACGTCACCTTGCTTCAGACCAGCAGTTGCGGTCGTGGCAGTCAAAGCAATCGTCGAAGTCGACGCCCAGCCGGTGCTCAAGAAACCAGTTCCGGTCGTGGTCGCGCACGCCAACGTTGCGGTCGAGTACGAACCAAAGGTATGGGACACAACGTTTTGGTCCATCTTCCAGTTCATGCCAGCTGAGTCACGACCCATCAAGCCTTTTTGATACTGCTTGCCAATCACGTCAGACGGCACAAACAAGCCCTTCAAGCTGTCGACAATCGTCGCAGAAGTAAACGGCTCGATAATGCACGAACGGCGGCCGTCGCGCGGTGCGCCTTCAGCGTCCAGATACGCGCCAGCGGTCAAGTAAGTGATTAAGCCAGTGGGCGGCGTGCCAGCAGTGCCGACGATGTTCGCGGTGTTGTTTTTAGCAAGCACCAAACCGTCGCGGTCGACTTTGTTAGCAATAGCAGCAACAGCGGGCTTCAGCACGCGATCGCTAAACATGTCTAACGACAAAGCCAAATCTTGCGTCGTGAATTGAGTGTCAACGTGGAATTGCGTGCTGAGAGTAACAGGCACGCTCGTCTCGTTAAAGTCCTCAATGTTGAGCGCAGGACCGGTTGTTCCGATAAAGCGACCCGGACGGCGAACGTTCACAGTGTTGCCGATTTTGGCGCCAACGACTGCAAACTGATCGTCATAGTTGCGATCTACTTCTGACGTGAAAGTCAGTTCGTTTTCGAGAACCATTAAGGCCTCGTTTGTGATTTTACTAATTGTTAATAGATTATTAGACACAATATTTCCTT